GATGCACAACAAGACCGATGCGATCTACACCTTCGAGAATGGGACATATATCGAGTTCTTTGGCCTTGAGGATCATGACCGTGCCAAAGGCCCGGGCCGTGACATCCTATTCTGCAATGAGGCGAATCTTCTCTCCAAGGCCCTCTTCGATCAGCTCGACATGCGTACAAGGTTCAAGGTCATCACTGATCTGAACCCATCCGACTTCGACATCTGGTGTTATCACCTTGCCGACTCCGATGAGGCCATCAAGGTGCACAGCACCTACCGCGACAACACCCATCTTCCCGAACCACAGCGCAGGGTCATCGAGGGCTATCAACACGCTGACCCAATGATGTGGAAGGTGTTTGGCTTGGGGGAGAGGGGCGCAAGTCAGGAGCAGATCTACACTCACTGGAAGCTTGTGGACAATGTGCCACAAGGTGAGGTCTTCTACGGCCTTGACTTCGGCTTCAGGAATCCCACTGCAATGGTGCGGGTCACGCTGGCAGATGAGGCACTTTATGTGCATGAAGTGTACTACGAGTCAGGCATTACCACGGGAGAACTGACAACGATCATCCCTGACAAGGTGCCTGACCCATACAGCGAGATATACTGCGATGCAGCAGAGCCGAAGACCATCGAGGAACTTTACCGGCAGGGGCTGAATGTTAAGCCTGCTGACAAGGATGTGTACGCGGGGATCATGAAGGTGAAGTCGTTACCTTTGTTCGTGACATCGAGCAGCGTCAACTTGATTCACGAACTCAAGAAGTACAAGTGGAAGACTGATATGAACGGGAAGGTAATCGACAAAGAACCGGTGAAGATGGATGATCACCTTGTTGACGCGATGAGATACGCAGTGTTCACGAAACTAAAACAGCCCAGGCTCACCTGGGGAGTGATATGAGCATAATCGACAGAATCTTCAGGAAGAAGGGTTTGAACCCGGCCGCAATGCAATACGCGTTCATGCCCATGAACCAAGGGCAAATCCTTCAGCAATTCGATGCGCAGAAGTACACTGATGCGTACCAAGAAAACGCCGATGTGTATGCGATTGTGAGCTTCCTTGCTCGCAAGGCCGCATCTATTCCGTGGTATGTGTACGAGAAGAAAACCGGCACAAAGGCACGGGTGAGCCTTGAGCGATACAAGCACCTGACGAAAGGCCTCGGCAATCCCGGTGCGCTTGATCGCGCCATCCAAGAGCGCAAGGCTGCGTATGATGAGAGCATGATCGTGGAAGATTCCGCGGTTGCCAATATCCTGAAGAACCCGAACGGATACCAAGGTCAAGACCAGTTCTTCGAGCAGCTTTTCGGCATGCGCTTCCTTACCGGGGAAGGCTTCATCTGGGGCAATGATGGCAACATTGACGAGGGGGAGTTCACCGAGCTGCTTGTCATGCCCAGCCAATTCATGGACTTGGTATCTGACCCGAATGACCTTTTCGGTGTGCTCGGATGGCTACTGACTTCCGGGAATGGCAACATTGCACTTCAGAAGTCGGACATCCTGCAATGGAAGTCATGGAACCCGAAGTTCGACTCGGTGACCCGTCCCCATCTTCGGGGCGTGTCTCCCATTCAGGCCGCTTGGAACAACTACATCATGGGCGTTGAAAGTCAAAAGGCTGCCGCCAAGCTCATGGCCAATGGTGGGGCGAAGGGCGCACTGGTGCCCAAAGCCATCGGCAACCAGATCCCATTGGTTGACGAGAAGACCGCCGCCAACATGCAAAGGGCACTCGCTGACCGGGTCAACAACAATGACCGGTATGGTCAGGTGGCGATGCTCCAGACTCCGTGGGAGTTCCTGAACTTCGGGCTGACCTCATCCGAGATGGCTCTCATCGACACGATGAAGTTCAGCCTTGAGCAATGGTGCCGTGTGTTCAGCATGCCGGTGGTGCTGTTCTCTGCTGACAACATGGCCGACAACAACTACCAGAACGCACTCCGCGATCTTGTCACGAACACCATTGTGCCAATGTGCGCACAGCTTCGCGATGAGCTGAACAAGTGGCTGGTGCCGCGGATGGGTGACAAAAACGTCTTCATCGACTTCGACATCATGGCTTTGCCTGAACTGCAAAGGGACATGGAGAAGATGGTGAACGGCCTGCGCTCCGCTGATTGGCTGACATACGATGAGAAGCGGGTGGCGATGAACTACGAGCCAAAGGGTGGTGCGTATGATGCCGCATACATTGCGCAGGGCCTCATCCCCATCGACCAGGCTGCAAGTGATTTGAGCGGCGAGGACATGCTCGGAGAGATATGAGCGCAGATGAATTGCATATCATCCACACGCTCGTGATGGCACGCTTCCCTAAGCTGCCCACCGAGCGGGGCTGCATCACCGAGAAGCGCATGAGAGACGCTGCGAGAGAAGCATACCGGACAAGACTGATACATGACATCACGGCAAAGAAGATCCTACTGGAGGAGATGGCATCAGCTTCTAAAGAAGCATGAGGATGAAGGTCTGCCCAAGGTTCAGCGTGCTCTCACAAAGCAGGCCGAGCAGTTCATTGCCAAGGCCGAAGAGATAGGCTTTGACCGTGCTTTTCAGCAGTTCACACTTTTGGATGAGAATCTTCTCAATGTGATCAACAAGCTCCACAAATCGGTCGCGATGGAGTTTGGTAGGCTGACCAATCAGCAACTTAAGAAAGGGCAGAAGGTCTCATTCTTCAACGCAAACTTCCTGCTGACCATCACCGAACTACTCACAAAGCAGGCACTCGATCTGCTCTCACTGATCGAGCAAACGACTAAAGACCGGATCCTGAACATCCTCGTTCAGAGCACCGCCGAGAGATGGGGCTTCGCAGAGATTGCCCGGCGCATCACTCCTGAAGTGGCATCTCCGGCAAGGGCGTTGACCATCACCAGAACAGAGAGCAACCGAGCCGCCAACCTTGCCGCCATCGAAGCGGCCAGGCTACAAGACTACGAGGTGACAAAGGAGTGGATCAGCGTGATGGACTTCCGGACACGCCGGTTCAGTGAAAAAGACCAATACGACCATGCCCAGCTCGATGGCAGGGTGGTTGAACTCGATCAGCCATTCACGCAGCTTGGTCGCACCAACGGCATCACGGCATCCGCTGACTACCCACTCGACCCGGCAGCTCCTGCCGCTTTTACGATAAATTGCAGGTGCGTTCTCGGATTTGAGAACAAGCGGGACGCACAAGGCAGACTAATACCAAAAAGACGATAGCAATGCCAGTCGAACAATGTAGCAACGGAAAATATCGCATCGGAGATGGTGAGTGTGTGTATAACACCGAACGAGCGGCGAACCGGGCATACCAAGCCTACCTTGCCATCGAGGCGAGCGAGGCTGACGATGACGATGACGATGATGATGACGATGACATGAAGGGCATCGTCAATGCCATCATGCACAAGGAAGAGACCTACAACGACTACCCAGAGGCGGCCACCAACAACGCCAAGCGAGCACTGAAGTACAAGGAGGAGAATGGTTCATCGTGCGGCACACCGGTCGGATGGACACGCGCCAATCAGCTCGCCAACCGAGAGCGCATCAGCCGTGACACCATCGCTCGGATGGCATCCTTCAAGCGTCACCAGCAGAACAAGGATGTGCCATACTCCGAAGGCTGCGGAGGGTTGATGTGGGATGCCTGGGGCGGTGATGCAGGGGTTGATTGGGCAATTCGTAAATTGCGTCAGATTGACGAGAAAAATACAAGCATGATCTACGGATATAAGCGCATGACGCAGGATGTGAAGGATGTCGATGTCAAGAAGGGCATCGTCACCGGTTACTTCTCTGCCTTCAACATAAAAGACTCGGATGGTGACATCATCGTACCCGGTGCCTTCCAAAAGTCACTCAATGAGTGGTTCCCGAAGGGACGCATCAAGCACCTTCTGAACCATGACCCACGGCAACCGCTGGGTAAGATCATGGAGCTGAAAGAAGACTCTTATGGCCTTTACTACGAATCACAGATCGGCACTCACACGCTGGGCCGCGACTTCATCAAGATGGTCGAGAGTGACCTGGTGAAAGAGCACTCCATCGGGTTCAACGTAAAGGGCAGCCGGAAGGGCAAGGATGCCACTGAATTGTATGACGTAGTTTTGTATGAAGGAAGTTCTTTGACGAGCTGGGGCGCGAATGAGTACACGCCAATGCTCGGACTGAAATCAATGGATGCAAGGATTGAAAGGGTCAAGAAGCTCGAAAAGTTCATCAAGCACACAGATGCGACAGATGAAACCATCGAACTCTTGATGCTTGAGATCAAGCAGCTCAACCAACTCATCGAAGATTTGAGTAGCAAGTCGGCAGTCGCAGAGACACCGGCCGAGCCAAAAGTCGAGGTCGATGTGGCGCAAAAAGCTGCAAATGCACTCGATATTTTGCTATTAAAACATTTCTAAACAATTTTTACAATCGTACCAAAATGGAAGTAAAAGACATCGTAAGCGCGCTCGATCCGAAGCTCGCTGAAATCAAAAGCCAGGTGAGCGCAGAAGTCGCCGCCATGGAAGTTAAGCATGCTGCCACCGTAGCACAACTGAACGAAGATGCCCAGAAGAAGGGCGAAACTCTCGGCGAACTGCGCGAGAAGATCAACGGACTGATTGCCGCCAATGGCAAGATCAAATCCGAGATGGAAGCTGATGCTTTTGGCGGTGACCGTCAGAAGTCTTTGAAGGCTGGCATCATGGACATTGTTGCCGCCAACTTCGAGGCCATCAAGAATGAGCGTGCTTTCGCTTCGACCAAAGATGTCGGAACGATGACGCTCACCAACAACCTGACCGGCACCTCGCAGATCAGCTACACTGACAACCCGATCCTGCGCAGCTATTTCAGCCCGCATCTCTACAACATCTTCCGCATCATCCCCACCGCCACCGGCAACGTGACTTTCCCCCGCGGCAACACTGCCATCGGTGAAGGTTCTTTCGGCACGCAGACCGAAGGCAACCAGAAGGCCCAGGTTGACTACGATGTGACGATGGTGAACACCTCCGTTCCCTTCGTGGCTGGTTATGCGAAGGTGAGCCGTCAGATGCTTCAAGATCTGCCTTTCCTTCAGGCCTACCTCTCCCAGAGCCTGCTCGAAGATTGGAACCGCCGCGTGAACAACTCGTTCATGGCCTCCATCACTGCATCTGCTACCGCCGGCAGCACCTCTGCCACTCCGGTTGCCGAGCGTATCATCGACTACACTGCGCAGCACCTGGCTCTCGGCCTCGGTCAGCCCAACGTAATCCTGACCACGCATGCAGTGTGGGCAAGCGTTCTGAAGACCCAGCCTACGAACGGAAGCTACGGTGTACCGGGTGGCATCACGATCGGTGCACAAGGCGAGACTCGCATCGTGGGTATTCCTCTCGTGCCTCACTCTCAAATCGTGAGCGGCAAGATCTATGTCATGAACACCGATGCGTTTGCAATCGCCCAGGCTTCCGGTCTGGCAGTGCGTTCCACGGAGTTCGACCAGGATGACTTCGTTCGCAACCTGGTGACCTACCGCGCTGAAGCCCGTGTAGCTCTGCTTTCCTTCCAGCCTACCGCTGCGATCTACGGAAGCGCGAGCTGATCCGACCTCTGATAAATACAAAGGGAGTGAGGCCATGTGCCTTGCTCCCTTCTTTGCTTAACACATAAACACACACACCATGCCAATCGGCTCCTATTCCTCGTTCAGAGACATCATGCGTCAGGTCTTGATGCACTCCCCAAAGACCATCCTTGACCTTGGTGTAGGGCATGGCATCAACGGTGCAGGCATCCGCAACTGGCTTGATGTAGGAGTAAAAGAAAATTACCGGAATACTTGCATCATTGGGGTCGAAGGCTTTTACGACTACCACTCGCCGCTTTGGCTTTGTTATGACAAGGTTCACCACTGCACTATTCAGCAATATTTGCAGTCAATTGATTTGAAGTACGACTGCGTGCTCATGACAGATGTTCTTGAACACTTCGACAAGGATGAAGGCAATGCAGTGATAAGCAAGATCGTGAACGATGTGCTGAATCCCGGCGGCATTCTTCTTATCAGCACGCCGGCAGTGTGGATCGAGCAAGGTGCAGCCTACGGCAATGAACTGGAGACCCACCGGAGCCTTTGGCACTTCACCGATTTTATAGGCATTCAGGGCGTTGAGATCATCAAGGATGGCCGTGAGGATGACATGGG